TTATCCGCAATGAAGTTAGATTGGTCTTGAGCAAACGCCAAAGTGAGGTTTGTCAAGGGTTGGTCCAGATGGACCGAAGATGGTGTCAAAAGTGGCATTGTATTATATCCTTACCTTAAGCAGCGTTGCCGCCCTGAATTACTTCGATTGCAACAATCTGACCAGTTACGCCAGTTTCCAAAGCATAGCCCAGAATGATGTCAGTTGCCACAGCGTCAGCGATACGACCTGTCGCATCTACTACTGCTACGGCTGCGCCAGCTGCAACACCACCGCCACACTCTACAAGTGCTTTACCGGAGACGCATACTGTAGCAGCGCCACCACTGGCTGGGTTGTTGAGGCATACGCCCATTGCGTTGTCGCCAGCTGTACCGGGAACTACGTCAGCTCCGTCCAGTTTGACGAATTTAAATTGTGAGGTCGAAAGGTCGGCCCCAGCTGTGAAAGTGCGGTTGTCGCGAGATTGCATAACAGCCATTTTTATTCCCCTTTGTAGGATTTAGTGATTAGAGCTTTACCTTCATCGGTCTTTGCTACGGCAGCGTATGCTTTAGCGTAGTCACTCTTTTTCATTGAGTTGGTGTCCAGATAGGACTTTACAAGTGCATCAAGTTTGTCAGTTGCGGTAGTGAACTCACCGTCAACATCGGCCTTGCCTACTTCTTCCATTGACGCACCGAAGGCAGCATCAGCCGCTTTGAGTACACCCATGATCTCTTCGTTAGCCTCGAAAGACTTAACAAGTTCTTTTGCAGCTGCTACTTCAAAGTTAGGAAGGGCTGCTTCCGCCTTGGCAGTCAGTTCTGCATCTGCTTTAGCAACCTCAGCGGCTTCAAGAGCCTTCAAGATTACAGCAGGAATGTCAGCTTTGTTGATGCTCTCACCATCATACTCGACAAACTCTTCTGGGGCTTTCTTCTCGATGCTATCAGCACGGATCACATAGCCATTTTCAATAAGAGCTTTACGCATGTTCTGGTTGTCAGCTTTCAGACGCTCTACTTCTTCTGCGAGAGGGTTGATTTCCTCAGCAGCTTCTTCTACAGCTTCTTCTGACTTCTTCATGTCAAAGTTGTAAGCCTTCATAGCTTCTTCTTCTGACATACCCTTATCCATGTAAGGCTTGAGCTTTTCCAGCATCTCGTCAGACATTTTCTCTGTTGTCTCTACTTCGTTTTCCATAATATCTCCGTTGGAGTTGTCCCGCTTGAATAGTGAAACCATTGCTTGTGCATTGGCTGGGCGATCAACTAACGACAGTTCATCTAACTCAAGCTCCTTTAAAAGGTTAGCCATTATAACTCTTCCTTCATTGCTCTGCCGCCAATGCTAAAGGCAGCTAGTTCACCAGACTTGACCTTGGCCCAAACGTCATCGTTATAAACTTTAAACGCGACAATCCAACCCTCACGGTCACTCTGTATGCCAAGGCTCTCACCGATCTCTTTAGTGATAGGCATGGAGTGGATAACCGCCCCAATCTGATCTCCCTTGTGCATCTCTTTACCTACACGGACATGCTCCATAAACTTGTTTACGGCACGAACTAGCGTGTCAGGTGCAATCACATCGCCTTGGCGGTCAATCACTGGTTCACCCTTTTCGGTTACTACAGAGGCCCAGCCATAGACCATGCGTTGCTCATCATCGGCCTTTAGGATTTGGCCTGTTATATCTTTTGTCATACTACCCACGGTACTACCACTCCACATTCTGCACGACCAATACCGTGCGCTTGTTTTATCCTTTGCAGTGTCACATGAGTGTCGGCTGCGGAAGTTAGCCCTAGCTTTAGGGTCGTCCCTACGGATTTCCATGTTGGGGTCTCCGAAGGTAACCTTCTTAGTTTTATCCCCATCCTTGACGTACACACCAAACTTCTTGCTAGAACCTTTAGGTAGCCGGAAGGGTTTGTTTAATGGCTTGTCAGCTTTGTTGATGTCTTCCTCTAGGGGGAGGTTGTCTATGTCAAAAGCGTCAGCCATTAGTCTAAGTCCTCTTTGATGATGATAGTGAAGTAACCGTTGTTAGGGAAGGTCTCTACTGTAGCATCCCCGTAAGTAACCTCTATCTCACCGTAGTAAGTCCCGGCTGTGTTAGTATCTCCAGCTTGCCATGAGTACTCTACGATACCGTTTATATCATCCGCTACAGTTGCAACTGCATCTACCTTCAGGGAGCTTGCTCCGTAAGCCTTCATGTGAAAACGGGCGGAACAACCTGCTAGACCAATAGCGTTGCCAAGAGCATCTGTAAGAGTGACAGACAGCTTAGGTGCAGTGTCGTTTGTTTTAATCCTAAAAGCCATTAGCCTACCTTAACCTTATTATTGTTGCCGAACCTGACAGAGTTTCCGTTAGCCCCGTTTACTCTAGTTCCTATGCGCCTCTGACCTATGTTAACGACCCTAGCTAAGTCAGGGTTGTAGTATGGCTCACCTAGCTCTGGAGGTCTGGAGATTAGCTCTTCCATGTAGAACAGGTGGTCACCAACTTTAAGCGCCCTATCTACCACAGGTACACCAGTGGAAAGATTGCTAGTGGATAGTACGTTGTTCTCTTTGAATGTATTAAACGGAATGATTACCGCACCAGTGTAGATGTCGCCAGTACCGAAGGTCTCTTCTTCCGACATAGTGTTGGCTGGTAGCTCTACAGCGCCAGTAACCAACTCAGGTGCAGAGAACGTCTCTTCCTCTTGCATAGTGTTGTCTGGTACAGAAGGCGCTCCAGCGTCAAGTACGACAGAGGATAGTTTGTTGTCTTCTACGAGGTCAGCACTTGGGGTCTCAGGATCGTTTGTTAGTATGTCCCTAGCTACGAATGTTTCCTCTTCAAACATCGTATTGTCTGGGAGATCAACCGCGCCAGTCTCAATAGCTACAGCATCTAAAGTCTGACCTTGATTAAACCCAGAAGTACCGTTGACAGGGCTTCCTGTTTCCAGTGTTCCAGTGGAGAACGTCTCGTCCTCTTGCATAGTATTAGCTGGAAGGTCTACGTTTCCAGTAGCAAGCTCTCCGGTGGAAAGTATGTTATTCTCTGTGATGTCTGCCGTGTCAGTATCTGCGGAACCTGTAGCAAGCTCTCCAGTGGAAAGCGTCTCTTCCTCAGACATTGTTATGTCGTCAACAACTACTTCACCAGTTACTAAATCAAAAGTGTTTAGAACTTGACCTTGGTTAAAGGGGGTGGCTTCAAGTAACGGAGACCCGGTTGTAAAAGCCTGTGCAAATACTTCATGCACTTCTGTGAAGTTAACGCTATCTAAAATAGGAGTGGCAGTAAGCTCACCAGCTGAGAAACTCTCTTCTTCGTTAAAGAGTGTAGTATCAACAGTTGGTGAGTTACCATCAAGAGTAGGGAAGTTAAATGTTTGACCCTGATTGAACCCGCTAGTATCTAAGGCAGGTTGACCCGCCGTGACAAACAAGCCACCTAGCGTCTCTTCCTCAGACATAGAGTTAGCAGGTACAATCGCAGCACCAGTAGTTATGGCACCAGCTGTTAGTTCGTAGTTTTCGCTACCAGCACCAGCGAAGGTGGCGGCTGCAAAAGGGCTGGTTCCAAACATCTAATGCTCCTAGTTCTCGTCACCCTCATAACGGGATGTCCACATAGTAAGGGAATACTTAACCCCAGACTGTAGCTCATCGACATAGTGTCCATGTGTTACTTGTGCAGGGAACAAAATGCAGCTTCCAACAGGTACATCTAGGTTGGTAAACTTTTGTCGGGGGAAGTAGAGAGTGGCACCTTCGTAGTCATCGTTCAGCTTAACACTCCCTGTAACCAGAGATGCGTCAGTGTGAAGCCCAAGAGATGTCTGAGTGTCCATAGCGTAGCGCATAGTGAAGGCATCACGCAAACCCATGTACTGTAGGGGCTTCCAGTGCTTCTCGCATATCTTAGCTAACTTGTCTTCCCAGAGCTTCTGGTAATCTTTCCAAAGACCTAGCTGTTTGAGCCTGATCTCTTGCGCTGGGAACTTGTCACCCTCCATACTAGACCAAGAACCAAGCTCATCAGACCTGCGGATAAGGTCTTTACACTCACTCTCCGTAAGAAGCTCAGTGACTAGAATTTCATCCGCTACCTCGTTGTAAGACAGCGACAAGATAGGTGCTGACGCCACTGGTTCGTAGTAACCAAACTGATTAGCTAACTGACCAAACAATACCTTAGCTTGTTCTCCACCGTTACCATGATAGGTACAGGGAGCGCAGATAGGACCAAGTAACTCAACACCAGACTTGGTAACAGTTGGGTCACCATTCTGGAATATGTACGCTTCGTGATCTAGTGCTACCTTTAAGGTTGTAGCAAGTAACTCAGTCTGACAATACTGTTGATCGTCCAACCCTTCGGCTTCCATGTCGTATAGCCAACCTGCCCGTGAGAAGAAGTTTCTTAACGCACCAGCCCGTCCAATGTACTGACCACTGTTAAGGTACTTGTAATGCTCCCGTGGGAATTTGCTATTGAACTGATCTTGCAGGTCTTGCTTAGGGGGCCAGAAGTTGTCTTCTGCGCCAAACAAGATGTCCACATTGAAGCCCAAGAAGCGCTCCAGTATCTCCTCTGGTGTCTTAACTAAGAAGGTGTCATAACCATCCATAAACAGTACGACATCATCTTCTGGTAAGTCTAGCAGGGCTTCTGCGACCATCTTTAGTTTAGGCATACCAGCGTGACCCTCCATAGGATCGTACCAATCAGAGCCTTCGCCAAGGTTAGTTACCTTAACTCCAAACTTGTCAGCAGACTGCTTTAATGCCCACATCTTACTATCGTCTGTAGCGACAGTAAGGAGGTGTAATGTGTCGGGTTTCATAACTTCTGTATCCTCTATGGTACTAGGTCGGGTTGACCGTGGGATTTGAGTAACAACCTCTTTCGGGTAGAAGTAATTGCTCTTGTCTTTTAGCTTCAGGGGAACCCACTCATCAACCGGGATGATCTGGTCCTTAAAGTCTTCTATCAGCAGCTTTGCTGTGCCTGGAGTTATTGCGTAGGCGTGGCAGTTGTACCAATAGCCCATATCGTTCCAGCGGTAGCCTAACCAAACGCTGTCGTAGTCACTAAGTAGCCAATCTACTTGATCTGGGTTGATCTCATCGTAAACAGCGTCCTCCTCAAGGATGATACCGTTTAAACCACTTTTGGCTATCTTCTCCCATACCCGTAGGTGGCTCACTGAGCACCCAAACTCACCTGTAAGCAATGGTCGCTTATGGATTGGGTCTTCCCACACTGTAGAGGGCTTACAATTAGTCTCAGACACTACTTGAGGCCATGACTTACCTCTTGCATCGTACGCTGATCCGTACAGGGAGATTTGATAGACTATCATTCAGGTTTAGTCGGCCATGTAATATCGTGGGGAAAGCCAGATTGCTGTGGTACATCTAGTAACGCTTGACGGTATGTGGACCATGCAGCCTGTGTATCAGCATCAAGTGCAGCCCAGCGAAGTGCATTGCCAGCAATAGCATCTACTTCTAGGAGTCGACTGTCACGTTCAGCACGAACCTGTGCGGCTGCGGCTGCATCTAGCTCTGCTTGTGTTGGCGGAACATATGCTGCGAAGTCATCACCGATCAAAGACATGACAGCATCATTGTCAATCGTGGTGTCTGTGTCGTAGTCAGTCAGCAGGTAGGGTATCCACCCGTAATCTGGGTGGTTAATCTCCACGTCAATGATTGTGTTTGCCGCGTTCTTTGATGCCGCGTTACGCACCTCTGTGATTGTAATACTCATATCAAGAAATCCTTACCCACATACCCGTTGCACCGTAGTTAGTACCACTGGTACTTTGATTAGTAGAGCCGTTCATGGCCCGCCAAGTACCTGACTGTAAAACGGTATAATCATTAGATACAAAAACATTACTTACCCCGTTGTAGTAGCCCAGCGCACCCAATGTATTACTACACGCATACAAGCCGCTGGCCGTAGAGCCAGCTTGGTAGTTAGTGTTGTTTGCAGGCCGACCCCATGTATAGGTGCCTACAGCGCCGAATGTTGTACTACCGACAGCACCACTATCAAAGTTGTCATCACCTCGTATTACACTAGCCATATCATTCCACCGTTACGTTAGGGATGGGCTGGATTGCTTTGAGTTCAGCAGGAGTAGTAGCTGCGTCAATGCTTGCTAGTGAAGGTGCGTCACGCAAGGCTTGCTTGTCAGAGATGATCTGTGTCGTGTCAGCACCCGTCTCAAGTGCCTTCATGTAGGCTGTGTCTAGTGCAGCCAATGGCTCAATACGAGCTTGACGTAGCTTGTCACGCCAGATGTCCTTGGCTGCTGACATGTCTACAGAGATTACCCCTGCATCTGCATTAGCTTCCCAAGCACCACGGAAGGTACGTTCTGCTGGTACTTCATAGTCTGCGGCGTCATAAGATGTTGCGCCTATCTTGATGAAAGTTTGTGTCATTTTGTTACTCCATGGGAAGTGTGCGGGTCTTCAAATATCACTCTGTAGTTGCTCATCTTGCGACCTGAATTAAAACACGTTCACGGTCAATTTCATAGGTATTTGCGTTAGTTGCGGCAATAACCAAAACTGCGGATGTTGTGTAAGTGTTCCGCTGTTGATCGCCAACACGGGTATTTGTGGTGTCGTAAGTATTTGTTCCACCACCTGAAGCAACGGTTGAATAGTTTGCATCACTTAATGAAGATGAAAAGTTTGTGGTGTATACCCCCGTCCCGTTATCCGTAATGCTGCTCACATTACCATCAGCACGAATAGCCACAGTACCAGTGCCGTTGAAGTTTACCCAAGCCCTAGCAGGATAAAGACCAACGCCACCTGTAGTCTGTAGGTTATCTACCTTGATCGTACTCATGCTGCTAACCTCCACGCATTACGGAACTGTCTGTCAGACGGTACATCTGCTGTCTTAACAATCTTAAACATTGGTCTGTTGTACTCCACCGACCAGATGTGACGGGGTATGTCTTTCATGATGAGATACTCAATGGCTTCTTCTTCTGTGAGAGGCCCAACACGGGGTGCAGTCCACTGTGCCGCATGTTTCTCTGGGTCATGCTTAAAGGTGTCGTGGCGACCCTCAGCGATGGCTTGTTGCTCATCATCCTGCAAAGCCCAGTAAACTGAGATGGGTGGTAGTAGCCCAGCCTTAGCTTCTTCAAGCCAGTTGTCACTAGGAACAAGCACCATTGCGGGTTGCTCTGGTTGCTCTGGGTCTTCAAAGATTACTCTGTAATTGCTCATTCTGTAATCACCGCAGTAGCTCGAACAAAGTCACGTTCGGCATAACCACCGTAACCCATATTAACAGGGACCGAAGAAGTAGACCTGTACAGTGTTAGGTTCCTTTCAATGCAAAACACATCCCATCGGTTGCTTAAAAAATAAGTATTAACAGAGCCGTTAAACCCGTAGTTAGGATCACTCTTGGTACTACTAAACCCAACTGTGGCTAGGCCAACACCGTTATCTGTAATACTAGAAACGCCTCCACTGGATAAAATAGCTACCGTTCCTGTCTGATTCCAGTTCACCCAAGCCTGTACACTACCCGCACCACCTAAAGTACCAAGGTCTACATCTTGGTCAGGTAGTGTAACAGTCCGTGTAGAGTTAGTATTGGGAGCTGTGAGAATTACACTGCCCGACCCACTAGCATTACCCTGTAGTTTAATAGTAGCCATTTAGATAACCGTCCATGTTTCGCCAGCACCGACTGTTACAGTCACACCGGAGTTGATTGTAATAGGGCCAGCACTCATTGCGTTCTTACCATTAGTGATTGTGTAGTTAGAAGTAACAGTCTGACCGTTCTCCCAGAATATATCATTATTAGCACTTGCGGAAATACCTGTTAGGCTTGAACCGTTACCGTGAAAGCTAGGCGCATGGATAGGCTCTGTAGAGGTAATCTGTGAGTTGTTTACCTCAAGACGTTCTGCACCACCAGTAACAACACGCCATTGGTCTGCTGCGTGAAACTGCATGTAAGTGTTGGTATCACCATCGTGGAAGATTTGGTCAACGCCGTAAATGTCGTTGTTGTTCATGTCTAAGTAGTGGCTGTTCATTTGGATGTTAGCAGCCACGTTAATATCTGTACTATTGACCTCAAGACGCTCTGTACCACCGCAAACAACACGCCACTGATCGGCAGCATGGAACTCCGTATAAGTGTCAGTGTCACCATTATGGGTAATACGGTCATCAACGTAGAGAGTACCGGATACATCAACACCATCAGTAACGGTGTTAAAGCGCAGGACGTTATCATGGGAGAGTTTAACTCCACCATTTTCGTCCATCTGCACAGCCCAATGGTTGTTCTCATCATCATAAAAACCAGCCTGTGCGCCATCAGTCATAAATGACCAGCGGCCCTCGTTTGAGCTATTGCGAATTTGCAAGCCGCCCCATGTACCAGTACTAGATGTAATTTGCAGCAAGTCTGCACGGTCTGTGCTTTCTTGGAGCGTAACTCCACTTCCGAAGGTTACACTTGTTGCTGTAACTGCACTCTCACCCTTCTGACCCTTAGAACCAGTGGAACCTGTAGCACCTGTAGCTCCAATCTCACCCTTTTGTCCCTTAGCACCTGTGGCTCCTGTGGCTCCCGTTTGACCCTTCTGGCCCTTCTGACCTTTAGCACCAGTGGCCCCTGTACCGCCATTTAAACCAGCTTCACCCTTTTGGCCTTTAGCGCCAGTAGCACCTGTGCCTCCAGTAGCACCTGTGGCTCCAGTGTTGCCTTGAGCGCCAACTTCGCCCTTCTGACCCTTTTGGCCTTGGATACCCTGTGAGCCTGTAGCGCCAGTAGAACCAGTAGCTCCAGTTTGACCCTTCTGGCCTTTGATACCTTGAATACCCTGTGAGCCTGTAGCGCCAGTAGAACCTGTAGCTCCAATCTCACCCTTTTGGCCTTTAGCTCCGGTAGCACCTGTGGCTCCACCCGCCCCAGTTTGACCCTTCTGGCCTTTAGCTCCAGTTGCGCCAGTAGAGCCTGTAGAGCCTTGGATACCTTGGATACCTTGGATACCTTGAATACCCTGAGCACCAGTCTGACCTTTTTGACCCTTAGCACCTGTAGCTCCGGTAGCACCTGTAACACCTTGGACACCTTGCGCCCCGACTTCACCCTTCTGGCCTTTAGCTCCATTAGCGCCAGCAGAGCCTGTAGCTCCGATCTCGCCCTTCTGACCTTTAGCACCAGTGGCCCCGGTTGGTCCAGTTGCACCAGTAGAACCTGTAGCACCCTGCGCTCCGACTTCACCCTTCTGTCCCTTGGCTCCGTTTGCACCAGTAGCGCCTGTGGCTCCAAGCTCACCTTTCTGTCCCTTAACACCCTGCAATGCAGAAGCGGTGATCGTAGCCTTCTTCCAGCTACCCGCAGAGGTGTCATAGACAGGGATGATGTCGTCAGATGCAGGAGAAGCGTTAGTGGATAGACCTGTGAGGGCAGTGTCAATATTATCGGCTGTAACGTCAGCGCCAACAGCGACACCATCAAGTTTAGTACCATCAGAGGACACATTACGTCCGTCTACTGTACCTACATTGGTGACGTTGCGGCTATCGTCGATTACTTCTACGCCGTTAATTTTTACTGCCATCTTCGTGTACCCACTATTAGCTTGTTTTTATTGTTATTAGATAGTTTGGTCAGTTTGAACATCGTTAGTGACAGACAATGTGCCACTTGTGTCTAACTTGAGTTTGTTTGTACCTTGATATGCGAAGTAAAGTGAACCCCCGCTCTCAGTGATAGTCCAGTCGCCAAAGTCTACAGTAGGAACACTGAGTGTCCCTGACATAGTGTCGCCAGCCAGTTGTACATAACGTGTGTCGTGTGTATGGCTGTCGTTTACTACTGTAGCTGTGATGTTAGCATCTGCACCACCGTTAAACACGGCTGTACCTGTAACATCTCCACTTAGGGTAATGTTTCGGTTGTTAGCCAACTGAGTGGCACTAGAGGCGATACCTGTAAGGTTACCAACTACGTTACCAATGACACTGTTAACCTTGATGTCCCCGTAGGAAAAGGAGGCGTGTGAGGTGTCGATAGTACCTGTTGGCTCTGGTGCGTACTCGTCAAAGAACGTCCAGTAGTTAGATGACACATCGTAGTACATACCAATGTGAGTGTAACCGACACCAGAAGTACCAGTGTTGCGGTTAGATGCGATACCTGTATCTACGTTAGTAGGGGAAGCAGTACCAGACCAAACATCACCCTCCACATGCCCGTTAGCAGCGTTGAACTTGATGTTTACGCCCTCTTCAAGAGGTTGATCGTCTGTTGTAATTGAGATGCCAGTAGCTTCGATAGTCACAAAGTTATCAAGGGACCACTCAAACTCATCAGGTGCGCTTTGATCGTCACTGATACGGACGTAGTATGTCTTATTGCTACTTGTGCCGTTGTAGTGACCAGTAAAAATACCATCGTTTGTGCCAGTTCCTGTAAAGGAAGTGTTATCAGCCCCGATTGTATCACCAGAGTTGAAGTAGTTAAATGCGCCAGACAAAGCAATGTTGTTACTGCTAGTGATTGTCTGCGTACCGTTAACAACCAAGTCACCATCTATTGTAACATCGGCATCAAAGTGAGAGTTACCTTCTACACGCAGAGTCTGGAAGGTCTCTGAGGATAGACTAACGTATATACAGCCCTCAGTGGCGGAACTAATCAAACACACGCCAATTTCTGTTGGGTAGTAAGGGTAGCTTGGGGATTCGGTAACTGTACCACCCCCAACTGCAACGTGTACAGGCTCTCCAACTGTCAAATGAGAAGTATCAACGTCTGCTATCAAACCTCGTACAGTCACATAACCAACAGTGTTGTTCTCAATGTCGTGAGTTGCAATACCAATAGCTTGGGACTCAGCGTATGTGGTATCAGCCCTTGCCGCAGAGACAGTAGGTGTAGCACCAGCTTCACCAGTTAGGTAAACTGGAGTACCGTTAAGTAGGGTAGCGCCAGTGTCGTTATATACACGAATGTACTCTTCCTGACCGATCTGAAGTGTAATATCACTTTCGTCGTTGTAAAACGCTAAAGCACCGAAGGCTTTGTCGTAGAAGAGACGACCTTCTTCATAAGCAGGTTTGTTTGCAACAGTAGTCTTTAACTCAACACACTTCTCGAAGATGTTACCGATATGAAAACCGTTCTCATCAACATAAGATGCTTTAGACGCTGGTTGAGTTACAAATACCTGCTTCTCTCCAGCAGACCAGTCTACTGCGCTACCGCCATTGGAGGACGACAGGATGGTTGTACGAGCCAAAGTGGTTCCAGAGGCAGTGTACGTTCCAATACCTACTTCCCAGTCGCCAGCTGCGTTAGTGGCGGTGTAATAGGTAATGTTGCCATC